AAAATACAGTATCGTTGTCTATGAATAAACCAAATTGACTTAGATTAAAATCAATATTTTGTACATTATAGATGCCACGTACTTTATAGATATCAGGATCATATTTGCGATCTCTGTTTTCCATGAAAACAAGATCTTGTATTTGTGTAATGTCTTTAAAATCAGCACCTTCGCCAGTACCTATGTATTTGTGTAGGTATAGCTCAGTACCGCCAATTTGAAACATCTCACTGACCTGGCGGTCAATGAAGGCATAATCTTGCCCTTTTTCGGGCTTAAATAAACTTAAACGTGGCATAGTAACATATTTATCGATAGCTAAATATTGTAAGAGAGGAAATATATGGACGCTTTAACTGCCGAAAAATCACGTCAAGAAGTATTTGACTATATCAAAGCCATGCTAGGTGACGGTATGGTAGAAGTAGAACTTGATCCGATTCATTACGATACTGCTTTAAACAAAGCACTAGCCCGCTTTCGTCAACGTTCTAGTGGCGCAGTTGAAGAAGCATACTATTTTTTAGAATTAAAAGTAGATCAAAACGACTATGTACTACCTAAAGAAGTCATAGAAGTTCGCAGTTTATATCGCAGAACAATTGGTAGTAGAACTGGTATGGGCGGTGGCGGAACACTATTTGAACCGTTCAACTTGGCCTATACCAACACTTATCTATTAAATTCAACACAGCTAGGCGGTATTGCCACCTATGACATGTTTGCACAGTACCAAGAAATGATTGGTCGCATGTTTGGTGCTTATATTGAATTCCAATGGATTGCACACAGCCATACATTGCGTATTTTGCAAAGACCATTTGCAGAAGGCGAAATGATTTTAATTCGTGGTTATAACTACAAACCAGACTGGGTTATTATCGGTGATGTATATTCTGGACAGTGGATTAAAGACTACGCACTGGCAACTGCAAAAATAATCCTAGGTGAAGCACGTGGCAAATTTGCCAACATTGCTGGACCTGGCGGAGCAGGTGGTCTTAATGGTGCTGATTTAAAATCTTCTGGCAAGGAAGAATTGGCCGCTTTGGACAAAGAGCTACAAGAACATATTCCAGCTGGATCTGGCGGTACTGGTTACACACTAGTAATTGGCTAAGAAATAATTTGACCTTGTAATAAAACTGTTATATACTAGCGTTACTTTTAGGAGACGCTATGATTATAGGTGTGTGCGGTTTTATTGGTTCTGGCAAAGATACTATTGCTGATTATCTTACTAATTTTCATGGTTTCCGAAGAGAAAGTTTTGCCAACAGTTTAAAAGATGCTGTGTCGGCAGTGTTTGGTTGGGATAGAACCATGCTAGAAGGCCGCACAAAACAAGCTCGTGAATGGCGTGAACAAGTAGATCCATGGTGGGCAGAACGCTTAAACATGCCTAATCTAACTCCCCGATACATTTTACAATACTGGGGTACTGAAGTTTGCCGTAATGGATTCCACGACGACATGTGGATTGCTTCATTAGAAAATAAACTCCGAACTAGCAAGGACGATATTGTTATTTCAGACTGTCGTTTTCCTAACGAAATTAAATCAATCAAAGATGCAGGCGGGATGGTTATTCGTGTAAAACGTGGTGCGGAACCTGAATGGTATAAAGATGCGGCCGATGTTAATGCTGGTGACAAATGTATGAATTGGGCACTTGCTACTAAACGTATGGAACTTCGTAAAATTCATGCTAGTGAAACAGCTTGGGTTGGCACTAAGTTTGATGCTGTACTAGAAAATGACGGCACTATAGACGACCTGTTTGAACAAGTAAAAGCTCTTATAAGTCCGGAACCAGATCCCCTTGTTTCCACTGAACGCCCTCTTTATGTAGGACTCGAGCGCAGTTAGCACATATTGTTTTTAAGTTAGTTGTCCGGCAATTATTAAGATTGCTGTCAACATGGAACACATTAAATTGTTCTTTGTGGCGACTTTTAAAACCGCATTTCTCACATAAATTCTTCATCCGGTAGCCGCTGGCAAACCATCTAGGCTCACCTTTGCCTACACCGCCGTACCTAAGGCAAGTCTCGCACATAGACCTGTAGTAAGTTCTACCGTCCTTTTTATAGTTTATTGCCGCTGGCCTTAGCCCGCATTTACACATAGGTCTTGACATAACATTATTTATTGCCCTTTTCTCTCCCTTTTAAGAAGTTGTATAACCTGCCAAAATTAAGAATAAACGCTAAATATTTGTAGAGTTAGGACTCAAGGAGAGAACGAACATGGCACAACTTAGTTCACCAGGCGTAGCAGTCACAGTTATAGACGAATCGTTCTATACACCTGCCGCAGCCGGAACAACACCTTTAATCATCGTAGCATCTGCACAAGATAAAATAAACGGAGCTGGTACAGGTACAGCACCGGGTACATTAAAAGCAAATGCTGGAAAAGTTTACCTATTGACAAGCCAAAAAGATTTGGCAGACACTTTTGGTACACCAATATTTAAAACAGACGCTAGCAACAATCCAGTTCATGCTGGCGAGTTAAACGAATACGGTTTACAAGCCGCTTATTCATACCTAGGCGTAAGCAACAGAGTATTTGCTGTTCGCGCAGACGTTGATCTATCAGAATTAGAAGCAACTCCAAATGAACCAGCAGGCCCAGCGGCCAACGGCACATACTGGGTAGACACTGGCACAACAGCATTTGGTATTTTTGAATGGAATGGTAGCCCAGGTACTGTTACAAACGGTCAAACTTTTGTAAGCAAAACACCAATCGTTATCACAGACACTACTAAGGTAGTTAATTTTGATAGCCAAGACTATACACCTAAAAGATCGATTGGTGCAGTTGGTGACTACGCTATTGTAGCCGTAACTAGCTTGATCAAATTATGGTTTAAAAACCCTAGCGGCGCTTGGGTAGAAGTTGGTAGCACAGGTGGTACAGGCGGTGTTCCATACACATCATGGGCAAACAGCTGGCCATTTGCAGAATCAACAGGTACAAGTGTAACTGCTTTAACAGGCAGTGCAAAAATGAATATTACTATCGACGGCGAAGACATTAGCCCAATCGGTGGATTTAACATTACACAAACTAGCTTGGCCAGTTTTGTAAGCCATATTAACACTGGCGGTAATGCAAGCGGTCCATTAATTTCAGGATTATCGGCTGCCTTGGTAAACGGTAAAGTTCAATATTTTAGCAATGGTACTTTTGAAAGTATCCAATTTGGTGGCACATTGTTTGCATCTGGTTGGAACGGCGTTCAAGGTACATACTATACGCCTGCACTAGCACTACAAGCTCACACAAAAGTTCCAGCATTTAAGTCAGGTGACAGTTCACCAAGACCAACAGGTAGCGTATGGGTTAAAACAACAGAGCCAAATGCAGGTGCTCGTTGGAGAATCAAGCGTTATAATTCTTCTACACTACTATGGGAAACAGTCCCAGCACCATTGTACAAAGATAATACATCAGCACTATATGGTTTAGATAAAACTGGTGGTGGTATGAATCTTGCTCAAGGTGCATTATATGTAAAATATAATGTAAGTGAAGACAGTGGATTTGACAGTTCACCCGCCATGGCAAACTTTAAAGTTTATCGTCGTAACGGTGTAGATGCAACTGTTATCACTTCAGCTGTAATAACAAACGCAACATTTGCTACTAGAACTTATGCTTTCCAAATTGCAGAAAGCATAGTAGGTTCTGACACATTTACTCAAGAAGTAACTGTACACTTTAATGCAACTAGCAACGCAATCGATGACGGTGAAGAAATTGCTAGTCAAATCAATGCTGCCGGTTTGATAAATGTTACAGCGTCTTTTGATACAATCACTAAGAAACTTACGATTGTACACAACAAAGCTGGCGATATCTACATGACTAACGATGACAATACTACTGGACACAGAGTATGTGACATATTGTTTGACGGCAAAGCTAATTTCTATGATGCTCCAACCGGTATGGATGGCGAGTATGTAGCTACATTGTGGGCCCCATTGGCCGCCGTAAACAGCATGGATGCTCCTACAAGTTTACCAGCAGACGGTCGTTTATGGTACAATTCAATGATCGACGAAGTCGATATTATGATTCATAATGGCGACATATGGTGTGGTTATACTGCTATTGGTAGTCCTTATCACGGTGGTGCAACTGATCCAAATGGTCCTATTGTTAGCGCATCAATGCCAGAATATCAAAGCGATGGTGTTACAAGAGTTCAAGAAGGCGACTTGTGGATTAGCACAGCTAATCTCGAACAATTCCCACAAATTTACAGATTTAATTCAGTTCAGAAGAAATGGATTTTATTAGACAGCGCAGATCAAACAACAGAAAACGGTGTATT